AAATTTATTTTATAGTTGAATTGGTGAACGAACGATTTATTTAGTAATTGACAAAAATAGTTCTCCAGCCGATGCCAACTTCTCGTCAATGATTTCTTGGATGTCCTCCTCCAAAGTGATCAAAGTTTGCGTGAGCTTCTTGCCAATGGGCATTCGTGGATCATAACTCACGAAATACGCTTCTTCCATTTCCGTTGCAATCAAACCCATTTGAACTTGCCAATAGTATTCCGGTCGTTTAGATTTGAATTGCTCATTGTTGGTAATTAAAAAGTTCTGAAGGTGGTTTCCGCTATTAAAAGGGCATTTGATTTCAACCAATTGTGTGCCAAGTGCATCAGGTGAATATCCACCCCATTCGCCATAGGTGATGAATGTGTAGGTTTCCGCTCCGTAGTATGTGTAGAAGTCATCGGTCTGCTGAGAGAAGTATTCAAACGCTTCCTTCTCGTGTTCCTTTCCCCAATCCAAAGCACGACCATACATCTCCGCTTTTTGCCCGGTTAGGTATTCCGCTGCCTTCTCAAAGATGAATGTCTTCGCAGTTTCTGACAGGTACTCCGATTTGTTTTTCGGAGTACCCATCAGTTTGTGGATTTCAGATGCCGTGAAACGAGAGCTTCTCAATTGATGCCAATCGTCTTCGGTCAAATTAGTGTGAATAGTTGGAAGTTGAAGTTTCATTTCTCGCCAATTAAAAGTTTCTGATTGACTGGAGATACTTCAAACTTACTGGTGATGTCGGTCATCAATCCACCCGTCTTCAAATGCTCAACCGCTTTTGCCCAACTTGGATGCTTTGGTGTGAGTTCATCACGCTTTGGTGCTGACTGCCTTCCCATTGCTTTCTCTCCGTCATCGTCATCGTCAATGTTCAGATTTAGGATTGAACCGAGTGCATATCTACGAGCATAGGTGATTGCACTTCCCATTGCTTGGGGATCGTTTTGCTTTGCAACCGGCATCACATAGGATGACTCAATCCATTCGCCTGATTCAGCGTGAATGATTAATGTCGTGAGTGCGTTCCCATCAGGGAATTGACTGATTGCCAAACCGCATTCGCTTAATGGCTTTTGGATGGTATCCAGTATGTTCGCTAGACTTGCATACTTGGATTTGAAGAAAGGATTGCTTGATTCCTTTCCGACCTTGCTCACCGATGCTTGGAATTTTACCAACGCACCAGCAATGTTCTTGATTGATTCGCTTTTATTCATAGAGTTTTGTTTTATAAAAAGTTAGTTTGTTGTCCGATCATAAATAATACGGTGAATCTTGTCGGCTCCCAACAAAAAAATCCTTCCGAGTTGATGCCGTCAAATTCCTTAGTCACACAATCACCGAATCCCACTTGTCGGTAGTTTGCATAATCTTTCAGCTCATCAAAGTGATTGTTGATAAGCCAATTGTCAACCGCCTCAATTGTGTAGACATACTTCTCTTCGCAGATACGACCTTTCACAGTCAGAATCCATCCATTGATTGCCAACTCAATCATTGTTGACCTCCCTCAATGCAATCTCAATGACGGCTTTTGCTTTTGGACTAACGATGTTCCCATCGACTAAATACTTTCTGACAGTTGGAAGTGACACTCCGGTCTTCCGTGCTACAATCTGAAAAAGACCTTGTCTTCGTTTCAGTTTGATTGTTTCAATTGCTTTTGCGTAATCCATAACGACACAAAAGTAAAATAAACAAATCAATAATGCAAATAAACTTTACTTTTAATTATATTTTTATGTCCTCCGAGAATATCAAATCCCCAAAACGAGCGTTCAACTCGTTGACCAATTCCATCTGAATTGATTCCGTGAATGCCTTTTCCAAGAATGGTTGTGCCTTTGTTCCGCTTCGGTGAATCTTTTTGGCAATGGCTTTGGCAAGTGAATCGTAGGTTTGACCTTCAGATGGTTTGATACCTTTTTGACTGATCCAAGTTTTTAACGATTGCCACAAGTACGGAGTGCCTTCAATATGTCCTCCTCGTGTTGGCTTTCTTCCGTATTCGATGAATTCCCAATAATCCTCAGCCACAAGAATGGTGTTGATTGATGTGGGTGACTTGGTGATGTTTCCTGGTGCAAAGGATTGTCGGAGTTTGGATGATGCGTTTGTTCCATTGGCATCAAGATTCGCCCAAATTGGTGGAATCACCTTTTTGTTCCACCATTCAACGATGATTTGCTGAAGGAGTGAACCTTGAGATGCATCACCTAAATAAGTATCAAGGGCATCAGGCAATTTGGATAAATCTATTTCAGCCACATCACAACGCTTAAAATAGTTAGGACTACACTCAGCATCTTGTAACTGATTAAAGTGCGTGAGATGGCTTTGTTTCGCTTGACAAGGGCATTGTTGTCATCCTTCAGGTATCCGATGTTTGTCTTTTGCTTACCAATGATGGAATCTTGCTGATCAATGATGACGGAATCCGATGTCACAATTTTGCGAAGAATTGTGACTTGCCTTCTTGCAATTGCACCCTTGACCAAATAATGGTTTGCTTCTTGGATTACACAAGTATCCACCAACACTTGTCCATTACTGGTCAAAGGAATGAGAAACAACAAGAACCACATTCTACAAAGTAGCACTTTTGGGCGATTGTTTTTCTTTGGTTTCAATGAGCTTGTCAAGATACCATTTGGCTTTGTATAAATCCTCAAGTCCATTTTTATCTTCGCACCTCCAAATGTATTTGATTATGTTCCCGGTGCAAACTGCGATGATTCCTTTTTTATTAGTAGTTGCTGATTCAATCGCATCAATGCACTCGATTAATCCTTGTTTATAGTGTTTCGGGTTGACTGCATCCATCTCTTTACAAATATATCATATTCTTCTTCCAGTATAAACGAATGACCACCGAGCATATAAACAATGCAATACTCGTGGTAAGCACTCACCCCAACAATTTGTGCAGAATCAATCGCACCATCTTCAACGATTTCAACGATGTCTGATTCTCCTTCAATCAAACCCATCCAGTTCTCGTTCTTTTGCTCGTGTACAATTTGAACCTTTAAGATCATATCCGTTTGCGTTTTTTTAACTTATAGAATTTGACCGTTGATTATTTTGAAGTTGTCGACATGAAACGATAAATCCTCATTGACGGTTACATAGGCAAATCCATTCGACCATTTGGTGTAGGCGTAAGGACGATATTCAGGTGACAAGTTGCAAAGTGAACCCATTGACCAAACGCCAACTTGTTCTCCGTGCAGATTGTTTTCTGAGTGATGAGATACTTGGTGATAGTGACCTACAATTGTTGATGCCTTTGCTTTCAAGAAGAATCCTCGTGCCGGGTTTACTGGTGAGAATACTGATTCCCCAAGTTCGTGACCGTGCAACACCGTCAACTTTCCAAGTTTGATCATTTCACGATTGACGGGTATGATGTTGTAGGTGTGCAAATGCAACAAAGATTCCAAACTCACATCGTTAAGGTCAGCCAGTTCACGAGCATTCCTCAATATGTAAGCTCTCATCCTTTCCTCGTGGTTTCCAATCTTGTAGTAAATGGGTTGTGTTGGGAACAACTCTCGCAAATACTTGAAAAAGTTTCTTCCCATTTCCAATTCTTCCGAGATTTTTGGTCTGCGGATTTCCTTTGAGAACCTGCTCACATCATAACAATCAAGAATATCACCATTCAAGATGATACAATCAGGCACATTGGTTGCTCCGTAATTTAGTGCAGCCGTCAAAGCTTCTTCATCGTGGAAAGGAAGGTGAATGTCTGAAAGTATCAAATACTTTCCTTCGCCCAAAACAACGGGAATCATATCCTCAGCTCGTGAAAGGATATTCAGTTTTGCCAATCCTTCTTTGATCGAAGAATGTGTTGGCTTATCTATGTGATTTTGATTCATTGCACATTTTGCACCCATATCTCCACTTGCACCCTTGTAATAACGCACCCTATTTCTCGCAACTTCTAAACTTGGAAACAATCCCTCCTCCTTTGTGAATATCATTGATGCCAAAGTTCGGTTAGGCAATTCAGGAAATTGAAGAATGTATTTTTTAACAATTTCTTGTTTAAGTGTTTTCATAGAGTTGTGTCAAGTGTACGATGTAACTCAATGGCTTGTTTCAGACCTTGTGACGAACTTTTGAATGTATCAAGGTAGATTGTATCCAAGTGATTAAGATATTTGATTAGAACGCTTCGTTTGATTTTCTCCCTTTCAACGATTCTTTCGTGCATTTCTACCTTCAATAGTGTTTTTGGCTTTGGATGTTCTTCAAAATTGAACATCGCCCAAATCACACTACACAGGTACAACGCAACTATTAGAGAGATAAGGAGTGAGAACTTGGAAGTTGATTGC